GCAGTCTGCTTGCCGAACATATGCCCCTTGCCGCCCTGCAAGAACGCAGGCGTGCTGCTCTTCGTCACTTTACCCTTGGCCATTTCATTCTCCTGTTGAGTTACCCTGCGCCGCCTTGGATGCTATTGGTCCGTGGACCCATATCACCGTTCACTGGTGAACCTTGCTGGTTGCCCTGCGCCTGCGCGGCCTGCTGTTGCATGGCCTGCATCTGAGCTTCCTGCTGCTTCTGCTTGAGATCGTCCGCCGACGGCACGACTTGCTCGCCTTCGATGCCGAGGTTCTCGGACACTTTGCGGAGGACAACTGCGCGGCCTTCCGCTCCCATGATGCCCATGTCGATTGGGTTGGCGGTGGTTTGCAGGAATTCGAGTTGGCGCGAGCGCTCGGTTTCGCGCTGTATCGCCACCGTCACGCCCTTGACGCGGATCGTCTCCTGCCCGGTCAGCAGGCCCGACTGATCCGTCATCATGATCATGTCGAACAAACCCGAAAGCAGCGGCTCGAAAATGTCTCTATCGATGTTAGCGGCCACCGTTTGCAGTATCTTCGAAGCGTTGCCCATGAGCATCGCAAGACCCGAGGCTGTGCGACCGGCACCGCCCGCCGTACCCCCTGAAAGGTACTTGGGGATCGCCGATAGTTCGTCGGCAAGATCGGAGAACTTTTGATACGTCTGTAGTAGCTCCCCCGCGTTTGAATTGGGTTGGAAAAAGTCAATCGGCTTCGCCGCGCTGGAGTTGTTACCCATCGGATCGGACGTGACCCGCCAGCGCTTCCACGGGTACATATCTTCACCGTCCTCATCGGGCGAGAGACGATCCGTATTAACCACCACCTGTGGACCGGAAGAGATCGATAGATTGTTAACAAGGGCGCGGAGGGTCGCATTACAGACCTCTTGGATATCGTTGAGGATATCCGGCAAGCCATTACCAACCGGTGTACCCGGTACCTTTTCGAATGAAGTGATAAAGTAGGGGTGGCGCTTGCGCGGGCTGGGCGAAATCTGAACCTTGATGACGTGGCGTCCAATCAGCCACGCCTGAATAAAGTAATCCCTCAACTCGTCGGGAATCTGCTTCTTGGTCATCCCATATTCGAGCAACATCCGCCCTTGCACGTTCCCGTGATACTCTAGACATGAGATCAACCCCGAACGGTTCATGTTGGGATTTTCGCGCGACTCTTGGTTCGCACGCTCGGAATCGGTAGTGTCCCAGTCCTCATTCAGCCCGCCGCGACCATACTCGTCGAGTACGGCGCGAATTTCCTTCTCGTTGTACCCCGGCAAATCGAGAAGATCGTTTAGGTCGGCTCGCGTAACGCGCGTGCGCTCGATCACTGCGGCGTCTTCGATATCGCTGCATCCCGGCGTCCACCACAAATCAAAGGGCGACTTGCGCTCCCAGAACAGACGCGGCTTCTGGCTGACCGACGCCGAGCCGTTCATCCAGTCCACGGTGGGGACGATCTTGACGATTGGCCCCTTGATGCAGGCGAAGGGAAACATCGGCAGATCGACAAGGAAGGCAGCGACCGCCTCGTAGAACTTCCCCTCCGAAAGTATCTCTTCAAGCTTGTCTTCGGAAATCTGGGCCTGCTTGGTCGCCTTCTTCTTGGCGGCTTGGCGAGCGGCTTCCATGATGCCGAATGTGCGGTCGCGTATCGCGTTCGGATCGGAAGGAGCGCCGCCCCGCGCGTTGGTCTGCGCTTCGATGGCGACCAGTTGCGTGATCTGCGAGATGATCTCGGGCGGCACATCCGGATCGTCGGGCGGCACCAGCCCCCACGGGCGGTCGTTGGAAAGATAAACATCGCGGAGCAGGGAGGATGCTCCGCGACATTTCATTGAGATGAGGCGTGCGTATACCTCACTCCCTCCGAACTGCTTGATCTGCGCCAGCTTGTTGGCGTCGTACTGCCCGTTGAAAATACGCAGGCATGAAAGAAGCCGCTCGGACCATCCGGCGGCTGAGTTATTACGGTGCTGCTTGAAAGCTTCGAATTCACTTCGGATGAACCCGGCGAGAGAGGACGCCGTCGCAGCATCCATCGGCTGCGCCGCCTTGGCTTTCGCCTCGTCCTGTAACTTGATGGCGGCGTTGAGTTGTGCCGGTGGCACTACACGCAAGACGCCGCGCCCGCCAAATTGCTCGACCATCCAAGGTACGTACAGTATAGGTTAAAAACCGACAATCTATATCTTGAGCATCCCATGACCGCACTGCTCGCCCCAAGCAACAGCGATATCGAACTGGTGAAGCTCGCCCGCGAAATCGCGATGGATATCCAACCGCTCCAAACAATACTCAAACAACATCTAATCACTGACCAAACATGGTTAGAACTGCAACGGAGCTATCGCTTCCAGCAACTGCTCGCGAGCGAGACTGAAGCTTGGAACGCGGCGCTGAACACCCACGAGCGGGTAAAAATAAAAGCAGCTGCGATGATCGAGGAGTGGCTCCCCGAACTGAACGGTCGGCTGCACGACGCCGAAGAAGCCCTCACCGCCAAGATCGAAGGTGCCAAGATGCTGACCAAGATCGCCGCCATGGGGTTACCCGGAGAGGTGGCGGCAACGGGCGAACGCTTCACGGTGACCATCAACATGGGCACGCAAGAGCCGCTGTCGTTCACCAAGGAGGTGAACAAGATCATCGAAGGTGAAGTGGTCAAAGTACATGAAGGCAATTAATTACACCGCGCCGCCGACATGCGCCCGATTCATGCAGAGCGCTTCGTTCGGCAGGTTGCTGGCGGGGCCTGTGGGCAGCGGCAAGACCACCGCCTGTCTCTTTGAATTGTTTCGCCGCGCCTGCGAGCAGCATCCCGCTCCCGACGGCATCCGCTACACCCGCTTCGCCATCGTGCGGCAAACATTGAAGCAACTAAAAGACACAGTGCTGAAGGATATCGTGTCGTGGCTTGAAGGCATCGCGGCTTACAAGGTCAGCGACAACACGGTTTACATCTCAATAGGCGACGTTCGGTCGGAGTGGATATTGATCCCCCTCGATAGTCCCGAAGACCAGCGCCGCCTATTGTCCATGCAGCTGACGGGCGCGTGGATGTCGGAAGCCATCGAGATGGACGTGTCGCTGATCGACTCGCTCGCCGGTCGTCTGGGAAGATACCCCGGCGCACAGATGGGCGGTGCGACTTGGTTTGGTATGATCGCCGACACCAACATGCCATCGGAAGGCTCCGAGTGGCACAAGTTCATGAACGACAACGTCCCCATCGACTGGCAGATATTCATTCAGCCCGGTGGGCTTACAGAGCATGCCGAGAATCTGGCATGGCTGACGCAGACCTCGGAGACGATGAAGCTGGCGCTGGACCACCCGGCGCGTACGGCACAGGGGAAGACTTATTATGAGCGACTCGCCAGAGGCAAGGGCGCTGATTGGGTACGACGCTACGTTCATGCCCAGTACGGAAACGATCCATCCGGATCGGCTGTGTTTCGGGAGAGCTTCAGCCGTGGATTTCACGTACGAGACGATGTACTCCCCGTGTCCGCACAGCCATTCATTATTGGTCAGGATTTCGGGCGCGACCCCTGCTCTGTTATCTGTCAGATGGACCACAAGGGAAGGATGCTGATCCTTGAGGAAGTCACCGCAGAAGACATCGGACTCGAACTCCACATCGAACGGGCCTTACGACCTGCATTATTGCAGGAGCGCTACCTTGGAAGGGCTATCGCGATGGTGGGCGATCCGTCGGGAAACTCTAAAAGTTCAATCTATGAAGAAACTACCTTCGATGTCCTCAAGCGAATGGGCATGCACGCCTTCCCCGCCCCAACCAACGATATCGATCCGCGTCTACGTGCAGTCGAAGCCCTCCTGCTCGGACAGCGTGATGGTGGCCCGGCCTTCATTATTGATGGTGGGCGATGTCCCATGCTCGTTAGAGCATTGGGAGGAGGTTATCGATACGCCAAGACCAAGCACGGAATGCGCAAGCCCCTGCCCGACAAAAACGAATACTCCCACATAATGGACGCGCTACAGTATGCGTGTCTGGCGGCGCATGGCGGCATGACCAGCATGTTCGCCAAGCGCATGATGCACCGCCCGCGCAGCGTCCGCCCCAAGATGCGAGCGGGAGCATGGACCTAGAACCGGCCACGGCGTTATGGTTCACGCTATTGGCTATAGCGGTGCTGTTCGTTGTCGTACTGAAGCCGTTATGAGTACCGAGAACGGCTGGCCTAAGCAGGCTTTGGGGGTGGTTCTATTTCGTCGCCTGCTATCCAGATGTCGAGCATTTGCTCGATCTTGTCATCGTCGAATTCGACTTTGGATTCGTAGTCTCTCTGGGTGAAGACGTACTGGCAGGAACAATGATCGTCACGCACCGCCGTGAACGCCATCAGCAATATCTTGCCTTCGCGAATCAGATCGATCTGCTGTTGCAGTACGCTGATCACTTCGTAGCGCGTGAAGATTTCTGTGACCCTGCTGGGCTGCGCTTCAATGACCCGCTTGCTGGCGGGAAACTCTATGACGTTGTCCATGACGCTACCCCTCAATAGAAGGCGGACGGGTTCTCCTGCGCGTCGTCCCTGTGATCCTTGATTGTGATGGTCTGGGTAGGCACGGACGGGGCTTGCTTGAGGCGGGGGCGCTTCGGCGCGTCCTGCTGCTCGGCGCGTTGACTGCCTATCCACGTATTGAAATCGCTGACTGGATAAAACACCCGCTTGCCGAGACGCACGCTCGGGGGGCCTTTCTTTTTGCAGCGCCATGTCGCCAGCGTCTGCTTCGATACCTGCAAGATGTCACTCATCTCATTTTCGGATGCTAGTCCGATTGCGGCACGGATACCGGTCGCGATGCTCAACACGGCGTCTGTCATCATAGTTCTCCTGCATGTGTGGGTGGTGTGACGCTAGATGCCGTACCTGATTCGGTCAACTTGTCCAACGGTACAGTGTTTGTTTTGATTGATCCGATGATTCAATGATTTTATATTGCAGTGCAGCAAAGGGGTTTTGGTACAATTTGTATTTTTGAACCCCCTAACAAGCCGGGGCCGCCCCCCAACCCCCCCCTTCCGTCCCACCCCCCCCCACCCCC